AAATGGAAGATATGCTATCTTGTGATGTCAGTTGAGGGTAAAAGCGAGTCCCTCCCACACTAAATTCTTTTGAATTTTAAAAGAGTGTCAGTTACCTCTGATACTCTTTTTTTATTATAAATACTACTAGATTGTATTATATCATTACGTATCGTGACATTTAAGATTGTTTCATTATAATCGTTTTAATTAGTCAAGGTAAAGTAATGATAGATCCAGTATCAGCAATGGCTGTAGCAGGCACTGCATTCTCAGCAATCAAGAAAGGCATACAACTCGGTAAAGATGTTGAGTCTATGTATGGTGATATTGGTAGGTGGATGGGTGCAATCTCTGATGTTAATCAAGCAGAGAAAGATGCAAAGAATCCACCATTCTATAAAAAAGTATTTAATGGTTCATCGATAGAAGAAGAAGCGATGAACGCCTTTGCCGCCAAGAAAAAGGCAGAGGAGATGGAATATGAACTCAAGCAATATATCATGTTCACTCACGGAGCATCTGCATGGGACGAATTGATTCGTATGCAAGGTAAGATTCGTAAAGAACGTCAAGAGATGGTATACGCAAGACAAAAGCAAAGAGAAAAAATAATTAATATCGTAATATGTACTGTAGGTATTGGACTTATAGTCGTAATGCTAGGTTGGTTCGCATGGTTCGTTTTTCAAACAAGTCACTTGTTCGCAGGCTTTCGTTAATACTTTCAATCAAAATAATATTGCTACTCGCATTTCTCATTCCAAACTACGCTTGGGGTGATAGATTCGGTAATGAAAGTAAAACGCCTAATATAATACAATGCTTCTCATGTTATATGAAGAAGTTCAGCGATTGGACGTGGGAACAAGAAAAGAGATTGGGTAAGAGAGAAGATCCAAAGTATGTTACTTGCAGACGATACAAAAGAAAAACGGCGAAGAATGGACAACAAGTATGTATATACAAAGGAGCAAATAGTACATACACTTTGGTAGTTGAGGGGCAATGTCCAAACGAGTACCAATGTAAATATGATCCTCACGGTGATGAACCTAATATTGATAGTGTAGTTGACTCATTAAACGATTCATTTAAGAAATAACTTGACAATCAACAACTAATCATATAAGGTGTAACCATGTTATTAGAAACAGCATTTATATGTCTAGCACTCAATACTTACCATGAGGCAAAAAATCAATCATTGGTAGGGCAGATTGCTACGGCACAAGTAGTTATGAATCGTGTTGCAGATGATAGATATCCCAACACAATTTGTGAAGTAGTCAAGCAAGGTCCAACACGTCCTTCTTGGGAAGATCCAGATAAGGAATATCCAATTAGACACCGATGCCAATTCAGTTGGTATTGCGATGGTAAACCGGATGTACCTAAGAATGAGAAAGCATGGAGAAAAGCACAAGATGTTGCATTTCTAGTTTTATATAATAAAGTAAACTTAGATGTAACAGAAGGTGCTACACACTATCATGCAACGTATGTACGTCCTGCATGGGCTAGAACTAAAACTAGAACAACAAGAATAGAAAAGCATATTTTTTATAGATGGGAAAAGTAAATGTCGCTTGAAATTATGAACGTGAGTAAGTTCTCTAAGATTATTGAAGAAGTTGTTATTGATAAAAGAATACCATATATGGACGCTATTGTCTGGTATTGTGAGAAGAATGAGATGGAAGTAGAAGTTGCCGCCAAGCTTTTAAATGGTATTATAAAAGCAAAGATTGAAGCAGAAGCAATTGATTTAAATTTTCTATCAACACCGAAAGGTTCTAAACTACCTATATGAATGGACTTGAAGCATACGCATCTTACTTAGCAGTGCGTAATCATTTTAAATCAGATTACGATTACTTTAAATATAATGGTAAGATAAAAGTAAATGAAGACAAGTTTCGCACACGTAGAGATCATTTTCAATTTGAAAAGATGGCACGTATCTACGACAGAGAGAAGTTTGTTCAATATCTTGTCGCCAACTTTGTGAATGAAGAAGATTATATATTTGGTACGTCACAAGGACGTGCAATGATGAATCACAAGAAATGGCTGAAGAATATAGAATCATTCAACTATCAATTCAAAGAAGATATACAAACTCTAAGAGATTATCACCCACAGTTTGACTCATTGTTTATTATAGGTGCAGATGGTGAAGTACACCCGTTTGCATTCAAACTGTATTTGAGAGAGAAGATAAACATAAATACTCTAGCAGTATTAAATAAATTGATTAACTATAGTGGTGTTTGGAGTAGACAAGAAAACACTATGCTTAACGATTTCGTTTTTATACTAAAGAAATATACTCCATTCCTTTATAGTTATGTCAGTGTAGACGAGACTAAATGTAAACAAACTATATTGGAGGTTTTCAATGAATCATGAAGTAGAAAGATACGTAGGCGAACTCAAAGAGTTGCGTTCAGAAGTTGAGTTTATGAAAGCTAGGATTAAAAATTTAGAAAGTGAGTTAGAATGGAGAACTAAATATGGTGAGTATATGTCGCACCAAGCAAATATAAATGCTTCAGTGCATAACTATAGTTATAATCGTCCTAAAGACAAATTTAAATTAGGTACTTGACATATACGAATTTGTTATGTTATATTAGATACATTATATTATGATTCGAGTGGACAAAATTAAATACACATATATACAGGAGATACACTAATGGCAACATCATTCGCCTCACTTAAAAAATCTCGTTCAAGTTCTTTGAACAAGTTAGTCACCGAAACAGCCAAAATAAATGCACCAGTGGAGGGTTCAAACGAAGATAATCGTATGTGGACACCATCTGTTGATAAAGCTGGTAACGGCTATGCAGTTATTCGATTTCTACCTGAACCAAAAGGTGAAGACTTACCTTGGGTTCGTGTATTCTCACATGGCTTTCAAGGACCATCTGGTAAATGGTATATCGAAAACTCACTTACAACTTTCAACGAAAAAGATCCAGTAAGTGAATATAATAGTTCTTTGTGGAATAATGGTACTGATGCTGGTAAAGAACAAGCACGTAAACAAAAAAGAAGACTTTCTTACATAGCGAATATCTATGTAGTAAAGGATCCTGCAAATCCAGAAAACGAGGGACAAGTTAAACTCTACAAGTTTGGAAAGAAAATATTCGACAAACTCAATGAGAAAATGAATCCTGAATTTGAAGATGAAACCGCAGTTAACCCGTTTGACTTTTGGGACGGTGCGGACTTGAAATTAAAAATTCGTAATGTTGAAGGTTATCGTAACTACGATAAATCTGAGTTTGCAGAGCCATCACCACTACTTGATGGTGATGATGACAAACTTGAAAAAGTTTATGAATCAATGCACCCTCTTCAAGACTTTCTTGATAGGAAAAACTTCAAGACTTACGCCGAGTTACAAGCAAAGCTTGACATGGTATTAGGTTTGTCAGGTAGTACACCTACACCTTCAGTACAAACTGCTGAAGAAAACGTAGTTGAAATGCCAAAGCAGAAAGAAGTTTCTGCACCGAAGATTGAATCTTCAGATAGTGATGATGAGAACTTATCGTTCTTTGAGAAACTAGCAGAAGAAGATTAATCTTTCTTTTTCTCTCTTACACTAGGGGCGTCTTCGGACGTCCCTTTTTTTATACCATGAATTGCATATACCCAATCGATATATTGTTGGTGTTCTTCTTTAGTCATATACTACTCCTTTAAATAAATCGTAGTATATATAATTCTTAGGTAGCGAAGTAATTTCGGAACTGAGATCCTACTCTAGCACCTGTTTGAAAAGATTGATTGCTTATAGCGATAGAGTTAGAGTCACCAACAATTGTAGAGTTGTCTGTTAGTCTAGTAGCACCAAAGCCATCACCAGAAAAATTAGCTAATGCATTTAGCATATCAGCACTGCCATTACCTGAAGGAGTACCAGTAGCAGTTTCGAAGTCAATAGTTCCTGATCTTAATTTAGCTAGAAGAACTTCATTTTCTTGCTCTAGTTTTGCTAATTTATCTTTCTGTAATTGATTTA